GGGGTTGAAAAGTAATGCACGAGTATCAATTAACCATACATGATGACTTGACTTCTACTTTGGTTTTTGGCTCCCAATCACCAGAGGAGGTAACTGATAGCGATAGCGACTTCACGCCTAATACGTTTGTTGCAAGCAGTCACATCAAGATTCCTAACTTTGATTTCTTATCAATGACTTCACCTGTTTTTAGATTTACTACAGAAGAAATGGTTGAAGCATTTGTGATAGCGAATCAGAATCTTTTAAAATCTGAATCTAAGGGTGCGTTGTCTATCCCAACGACTCCAGATGAAGAAGCTGTGGAGGTTGCCCCTGAATTTCCAGAGGTTTTTGAGATCGAAGCAAGCATAACCCGAAGCAAGCGGAACACCCTCTTGATGGAAAGTGATTGGACGCAAGCGGCTGACACTCCGTTAACTGACGATCTAAAAGCTTTATGGTCTACCTACAGAACAAACCTTAGAGACCTTTCTGGTAACAGTAACTGGCCGTTCCTTGAAGATTCTGATTGGCCTACTAAACCATAAACTGCCTTTAATTAACGCTTGCTAATACACCAACTAAGTGCTAAACTTTTACATAGTATTACCAATCAGTTTAGGCACCGATGACAGAAGAAACCCCTGAGTTTCGGACTGTCCTGCTAACACCCCCAGAAGTTTTACATGTATGGCCTTCCATACAAGGCGACATAGACAAAGCACTGTCCCACGGGATCGATGAGATGTCTGTATTTGATCTCTTCAAGGACGCCATCAATGGCACAGTCTTTGTGTGGATCACGCTGGACCCGGATAGCAAGATAGTCTGCACAACAACCCTTAGATTTTTGACGCAGAAGAACGTAAAAACGTGTCAGATTATCACCAACACCACTAACGGTGTTTCACTCAAGCAGGTCGAAGCAGATCACAGATTGTTTGAGGACTTTGCCAAAAAGAACGGCTGTTCGCATCTTCAGGTATGGGGGCGCAAGGGCTGGTTAAGACGCCTTCAGACGCTCAGTTCTAGGCAAGGCAACAAATACAAAACTCAATATTATGTATTCGACATGGAGATTTAGATGCAACTGTATAACCCTTTTATGCCCTATCGGTATCTACACCCACGGGCTTCTGGTCTGATTGCGTATAAGGGCGGTGGCGGTGGTGCTACTGCGGCACAAGTGGACGAAAGTGTTCAGGGCGGCGTGACCGCTGTTAACGAGAACACTAATGCCGGTTTTGCAGAAACTGCGGCTGTGGGTGAGACAATCACTGGCAACCAAGCCACGATGACGGGCAATCAAGATACGATGATGGGCAATCAGGATACTATGTTGTCTAATCAAAACAGCCTTTCCACGGGTCAGAGCAACCTTAGTAATCAGATCGCTTCTATACCGCAGACACAGGTGGTCAACCAAACAGTAGACACCTCTGGCATTGAAAACCGCATTGGTAGCCTCGAAGGTGTGACTGACACTGGATTTGCTACTGTGAATAGCAACTTGTCCGGCGTACAAGGTTCTGTAAACTCTGGCTTCAGCGACATGAACCAATCCTTTAACGATGTTTCAGAGGGCCAGACAAACATACAGAACAGCGTTTCGGATCTGTCTGGTAATATGACAAACCGTTTTGATGCGGTAGACGACAACCTGAACACGGGGTTTGCTTCGGTTAACAATAATGTAAACACACAGTTTGATACACAGAACCAGAGCATTACGGACCTCTCTGCTAATGTACTTGGGGGTCAAACAAGCCTGCAACAATATTTAGAGGGCATGTCTGATCGAGCAAATACTTACTACGGTGGGTTGGCCGATGGTCAGGCTAATATTCAAAGTTCAGTAGGCGGCTTGCAGGATAACTTTTCTGACTTCCGCTCTGAGTATACCGACGATACTACGCTTGCGACCCAAGCACGAGCTGACCTTGTAAATCAAGTCACCGGAGGTTTCGGGCAGGTTCGTGACGATCTAAATCGTAACTTCGATGCAACCTCCCAGCAAAACGATTCTATTGCTCGTAACACCGAGCAAACAATGCGGAATCAAGATAACATGGTCACCAACTTCGGTGCTGCTTTTAAACAAATTAGTTCTGGGGTTCAGGCGCAGACAGCGGGACAGCAACAGACCAAGCAGGACATGCTTCAGAGGCTGTCTACTATTAGGGAAGTGATCCTAGCTGAAGGCCAAAATATGGACCCAGCTTTGACAATGGAATACGCAAAATTAGCAGACAGTTTTGACGGCGAAGGTCGTTTGATCCCGCAATCTAATAACGAAAATGGTAGCGTCACGCAGCGTGGATTTGATACAAATAACAATCTGAATATTGCCACGTTTAGCGCACAGGGCCAAATTACAGACCGTAGCCGTATAAATATTGATCAGCTAATGGGCCAGATGGATCAGATGGGTTACGGCGGAGCTTCTAGCCCCGGCATTATGACCGGGTCTCAGCCTTTTGCCTCGACGGCAACGTGAGGTAAACATAATGCATCCTAAATCAATCTCTGACCAAGGCCTTAACTTAATCAAGAAGTTTGAGGGTCTGCACAAAGTAGGACCAGACGGTATGGTAGTCCCATATCGTTGTCCGGCTAATATTCTCTCCATCGGCTACGGCCACACTAAAGGTGTTAAGAAGAATATGCGTCTTACAAAGCAAGAGGCAGAAGACCTTTTGCGGCAAGACATGAAGATCTACGAGGCCGATGTTAAGCGTCTGGTAGATGTACCTTTAACGCAGTACCAGTTCGACGCTCTAGTGTCGTTCGTATTCAACCTTGGTAGTGGTGCCTTCTCAGGATCTACTCTGAGGAAGAAATTAAATGCTGGAGATTATTCTGCAGTACCGGCACAGTTGATGCGCTGGAACAAGGCACGGGTTGGTGGCAAACTTCAGCCTCTTACCGGCCTCACACGCCGCCGTTCTGCAGAGGCAGCGTTGTTCACATTGGACGCACAGCTACCTAGCGATGACGTTGATGTACCAATGGCACAGAAGCCTGCAGCACAAGACAAGAAACCTCTAGGTAAATCTAAGACGATGGCCGGTGTAGGTATTGCTGGTGCAGCTACCGGCCTGAACGAAATGGCAGGACAGCTACAGGGGCTTGTAGCCTACGCTGACAGCCTAAAGACCGTTTTCCTACTCTGTGCAATCGCCGGTATCGCTCTGGCTGCATACGCACGGTGGAAGGATCAAAAGGACGGGGTTGATGTTTAGTATCTTCGGCAAAGTGAAGACTTACATCATAGCCACCTTGGCCCTTGCTCTGCCCATTATTTACGTCTTTGGGCAGATTAAAGGACGGGCAAAAGAGAAGAATAAAGTTCTGACGGATGAACTACAGGCGCAACAAAAGGCGGCTGATTTTTATAAGGCGATGTCTGAAAATGAAAGCGACAATCTTACTGATCGCAAGTCTATCACTGACCGGCTGCGCTCAAACGGTTTATAGAACCCAACTCGAAATATACTGCCCGCAAATCAAGCAGTATGATGACCGGTTCAATGCCCAATTAGCCAATGAATTAGAGAGCCTTCCTGCCGATGCTACGGCAATAGATGAGGCTGTAAAAAACTACATCTACTTGCGAGATCGTATCCGCAGATGTGAAGAAGAAAAGGATAAGATCTAATGGGTTTATGGGCAGATACCTTTGGTGGCGGCAACAGCTTTACTGAAAGCTTGGCTAATGTAACTACGACGGGCAATAACACGGAATATCAAGGCGGTAATCTGGTAAACACTGATACCAATACGATTATTTCTGGTGGGGCAATGAACTCTACGGATACCAACCAGAAAAATAAATCTGTTGGTGATAAGTCTGCAGGACACGGAGAAGACTACACGTTTTCTGACGCTGTTGGTGACATTAAAGACATTTTTGGCAGTGGCACAGCAATAATTGACCCAAACCCTACTGAGCATGATGATGATAATGATAAAAAGCAGGGCGGTTCTTCTGCGCAGACTGCGGCAGATGCAGATCAGGCAGGCGAAGAGGCTGCCCCCGGTGCTTTGTCCTCTGAGGGTATAGCTAAAATGCTTGTGGATTCTGGTGTGGTTGCGTCCAACGAAGAAATCCAAGCGATGCTTGCAGACCCTAAAGCATTTCTGGATGCAAAGGGTATTAACCTTTCTGACATTATTCCAAACCTAGACCCAGCTACTGCAGGAACACTACTAGATCCTAGTAATCCTAACTACGCCCTCAAGGGGCTTGAGAAGTATCTACCTCAGACGGTCTCTGGTATTGCACCAGTTAGCAGCCCCACCGCAGTAGACCCTGCATCGTTCACCACAGCTACTGCATCTGATCGCATGGATAACCCACAGTTTATTATGGACGCTGCCACAGGTGAGGTCCGTGATGCTAATCTAGTGGATGCAGAAGGCTACACGCTGGACATGGAGGGTTCTGCTACAGGTATTAACGCTGATGGCACAGCAAACCAAACAGGCGAAGCCCTAAATGACTACGCCGCACAGAAGTTTAGCCAAGTAATTGATACACGAACCGTTTCCGGTAAGCTCATGGCGCAGAATTTGGGCGAAGGAAACTATGTAGATACAAAGTCTACCGTAACCGGACAGCTTGAGATGCTGGCCGATGCTTTTGTTGGCTCTGACGGTGAACCTAAGATCCCTGCATGGGCGCAAGCACAGGCCCGTGCAGTAGGGCGTACAATTACATTCAGCGGCATGACCGGTACTGCAGCCACAGCGGCTATGGCTACCGCTCTGATGGAAGCAAGCCTGCCAATTGCACAGCAAGAGGCGCAGTTCTTTCAAACACTCACTGTTAAAAACCTAGACAACAAGCAACAGGCTATCATCAACAAAGCGACGGTTCTGTCCAACTTCGATTTAGCTAACTTAGATGCCCGTGAGAATGCAGCGGTACAGAATGCTAAATCATTCTTAGAAATGGACCTGTCTAACCTTACCAACGAACAACAGGCCTTTATGGTCAACACGCAGGCCCGTGTGCAGGTTTTGCTTGAGGATACACAACAAGAGAATGCAACCCGCAGGTTCTCTGCAGAAAGCAAGAACGACTTCACTAAGTTCTACACTGAGCTTGGTACGCAGGTGGAACAGTTTAACGCTAACCTGTTATCTGAACTTAAAAGGTTTAATGCTGGCGAGATTAATGATGCCACTGAGTTCCGTATGGCTTTGGAAAATGAGCGCCAACAGTTCTACTCAAAGATGCAATATGCTGTGGATGAATCTAACGCCCAGTGGCGGCAGACAGTTGCAACCACCAATACTCAGATGGCTTATGATGCAGCGGCTGCAGACACCAAAAACATTCTAGATCTGTCGCAAGAGGGTCTCAACCGGGTCTGGGATCGTACAGACAGCACCTTGGATTACTTGTTCAAGGGTGCGGTTAGTGAAGAAGAGTTTGAGCTTCGCCTTCTATTAGGTGAGATGCAAGCACAGGCTGCAACACCACAGAAGGCAAGCCTCTTTGATACGCTTCTGGGCGGCGGTATTCAAATTGCTGCAGCCGCTGCAGGTGCTTCTGATGTACGACTTAAAGAAAACATTCAGCCCTATGACACACTCAACGGCGTCCAGTTCTATACATGGGATTGGAACGACACAGCCAAGGAAATCGGCTACGACAAGTATCCGACCATGGGCGTGATCGCACAGGAAGTTCAGAAGACACATCCTGACACGGTAATTGAGGGGCCAGAGGGCTACCTGATGGTTAATTACGGGAAGCTTAAAAATGAAATTTGAAGACGCAATTGAGAAGTCAATTAAGAGCTTTCTGAAAGGTAGTATGCCTGAAGAGCTTATGAAGGTTCAGGACAATCCTGTGATCTACACACCTGATTACATGGATGAGCTAGAAGAAGATCTAGCAGACATGGAACCCCTAGCCGAAGAAGAGGTGGACGATGTTTGATCCAAGGACAATAGGCCCGATACCGGGTGAGAACTACACCGCTGATACTCGTAATTACCCATGGCACCGGCCACCAGAGATTGAGACCTATGACGGTACAGTAGAGTACGTCATGGAGCGTATGAATGACGAAACAACTGCGGAGATCGTTTACAGTCTTATGGAGCTAGGACGCCCTCTGACTAACATCGTTGCAGGCTTAATGATGCAGGGTATTGGTCGTGGTAAATTCCAGATCGATATGGCTATCTTAGCGGCTGGCCCGGTCTATCGTTATCTGCAGATCTTAGCCGATAGTGAGAACATTAAATACGAAGATGGTCTCAATGCTAAACGCACTCCAATTACATCCACTACGCTTAAAATGATGATGGGTGTTGTTGATGATGTAGACCCTGAAGAGACACCCCCTGAGAGCGCCCCAGAGGCCGTCCCAGAGGCTGAAGGCGGTCTTATGGCACCGGCACAGCCTGCAGAAGAAATGACCGCTACAGCGGAAGAACAGGCGCTCATGCTGGGTGGGTCTGATACTGAAGAAGAGGTGGTGTAATGTCCCTACGGTCAACCAAATCCAGAATATCCGGTAAGATTGCCGCTGGCGGTTTTAAACAGCCTGACAACACACTGGCGAAGGCGATAGATACCGGTGCTGGTATTATGGCTAAAGGTATTATGACTCGTGCCGCAGAAGAGCGTGAAGAGAAGCGGATCGCTAAAAGAGAAGCCGCTGCAGAAGCTAAACGTCTTGCCGCTGCACAAGCTAAAAAAGAGGCAGCGGCGAAGAAACTTGCTAGAAATGCTAAAGTACTCGCCCTAGACTTCACAGGTACTACAGATAATGCTGCAGCGGTCACTTACTTTCAAAACCAACTTGAACTTATGGATGGTGATGTAGGTGCTGTTGTTACGTCTACGGAAAACCGTGTTAAAAGTGGACAACTTGAATTTGTTGCCCCCACTACGGAAATGGTTGACATGCCGTTCCAAGGGCCAAACGTGCCTGCCGACCCTAAGATTTCTGATCTAGGTGTAGGGTTTGGTGGACCTAATGGTGAAATAGAAACAGGCTCTAATTTGGGAGCTGGAGGGACCACAAGTCAAACTGATGAGGCGTTCCGTGCAAGTGATGTAGCAGAAATTGCTGCAGACCCTACAAGTGCGTACTCCACCCAAGCCCAAGAAATGCAGAGGATTTTTGAGGAGCGGGGTACGCCACTAAAAGGTACAACTCTTCCTGAAGACGGCTCTGTCGAGGTGAGCACAGCCGGTGGTGTTAGAATTAAGCCATTTGGAGAAACCCCTGAAGATATTGACATATCGGGTATTAAAACTTTTGCCGATTGGCAGGCTTTTGGGAGTAACCTGAGAGCCAATCCAACTAAGTATTCTGAGGCATGGCGACAAGAGTACGAAAATCGAGGCAACCAACTCTTTAGGGAGTATCTGGTCACTGCGGATGCAAATGAGTTAAAAACCTCTATAGCCGTAGATCCTAATATGGATGAAAGCAAACGGTCCACTATTGAGAATGCCATTGCAATTAAGCAGTCTGGTCAATGGCAAGACATAATTGCCGCAAGCAATTTGGCAGGTAAAAGCTCCGCAGATATTAATAACCTGATTATTGTTGCGAAAGCCTCTGGGGCAACTGATGCCGATGTATCCCTTGCTACTCAAATCTCAGATGAGATTAAAAAGGTGGAAAATTTACCGACATACAAAAAGTATGGGGACCAAGCTAACAACTACAACAGCACCTTGAAGCAAATAGAGCTTGCTAAAACTGATGAAGCCGGTGAAGAGATTATCAGCCGTCTAGAGTCATTGGCAGCGGCGCAACAGAGGGGCGAGATTGCAAAACAAAACGGTGTACCGGGGCAGAAGGTATACGAGGCAGTAGTAACCCGGCCTGATGGGGTTCAGGCATTTATGCTGGTTGTAGAGAAGCCGGGTGCCGAGGGTAAAGTACAGATGCTCGACTCAACTGGTAGGCCTCTTGTCGAGGGGAAAGATTACACATTCCTGCGTACCATTGAGGGTGAAGAATCTAAAGCCCTTCATAAAATCTCAGTACAGACCAACAAGTATAATCAGGAAGCCCAAACAGCCAAGGTGGCTATTGTTGAGGGTCTTATTAACTCAGAACAGGCGCTGGCCTTTGCTAGGGAAGATCCCCGTGTGCGTAATGCTTCAGGCGATGTTGCCCAAGCTATTACAAACTTTGTACGCTCTGGTTCTGGTGTCCTGCAAGTCATGGAAAGCCTATTTGAGGGGCAAGCGGATGACTACATGGTTACGGAGGAACAATTCC